CTTCTTCGCTCTTGTCGATCTTGTACGGCAGCGCCTTGATCGCTCGCACTTCCTGCACCGTCGGGCGGCGCAGAACGAGTTCGGTCAGGGGCTCGCCGTGAGCTTCGATCGCGACTTGAAGCTTCACGGCGCCGCTCATTGCCAGGTTCCTTTGATGCCTTCGAATTTCAGTTCGATAGCGGCGTCATCGCCTTTGGAGACTGGCTCTTCAACCAGATACGCACCGGCCAGCACGTAGACTTTGCCGTTGCTGAATTCGCAGGTGACGGTCATGTCGACGCCTTCGATCAGTTGCTTGAGCGGGAAGTCCGGGGTGTGCAGCGCGGTCACTTTGAACGACGCTGCCACGTCGGTTTCCTTGTAAAAACCCGGCACGATGGTTTCGCGTTTGGTGGACATCAGCGGGGCTTCGCAGCCGCCGTTGATCGTCAGTTGTGCGCCGTCGACTTTGACGTAGCAGGTGCCTGCAATCAGTTGACCCATGGTGTTACTCCCTTGAATAAAAAAGCCCACGCGAGGTGGGCTGAATGCTTGCCGTCAAACGCGCGGATCAAGCCGCGTCGTCGTACTGCAGACGGAATTGGTTGAGCAGTGCGAACACGCGCAGACCGTTGATGTAATCCGGCGGGAACAACACGTTCACGCGGCTAGGATCCTGCACGTCGCGCTCGACGATCAGGTGCTCGGCGAACAGCTCGGCGTTCTCCACGTGGCCTTCCAGTTCGAGTTTGGCGTACTGCGCAATCAGCTCTCCGCGAATGGTGCTCGGCGTGACGATTGGCTGGCCGGCGCCGAAGCGGGTGCCGTCGGAAGCCAGTTTGTGCCGACCGTACTTGCTGGTGATCACGCTTTGCAAACGACGGACGATGAACGCCGATTGGTGCATGGTTTCGCTGTCCAGATAGGAGTTGTCGGCCTGGCCGTAAGCGTTTTTCTGGTAAGTAGTAATCGAGCGCTGGATGCGCACGTAGCCGCCTTCGTAGTACGCGGTGGCGATGCCGTAGTTGAGCAGCGACTGACGCTCGGTCAGGGTGAAGCGCTCGCTCGCCGGTGCCGGATCAACGCCCGGCAGGCTGCCGCTTTGCGTCGGACGGCTGGCGTCGGCGGAGATGAATACGGCGGTGCGTGCAGCCAATGCAGCGGCTTGTACCCAGAACGGTTGCGGAACGCCCGGCTCCAGCGCCTGAATGGTCATGTGCTGGTCGTTGCGCGCCTGGCCGGCGGCAACCAGAGTGCCAACGGTGCCGCGCTTGGCGCTGTAGACGTGACCGAACAATTGCTTGGCCCACGACCAGCGACCGGTGCTGTCATCCATGACCGCTTGCCAGGTGTTGAGCGTCGACAGATCCGACCATGGTAGTGCGATGAATTCGAACGGTTCATCACCCAGTGCGGCGATCGCTTCAACCTGATCCGGCACACCGGCGCCGCCGGTCATGGCGGTGATTGCGGCGGTCAGACCGGCCGGAGTTTCTTCGCCGTTGCTCTTGCCCAGACGATTGAATTGCAGGCTGATGTCGTTGCCGCTGTCGCCCGTCCATTTGGCGTTCAGGGTGACCACACCTTCGGCAGCGGCAGCGCTCACCGGCAGATCGGCCGTGGCGTTGATTTTCTGTGCCAGCGCGGTGGCGGCCTGAGCGGCGGTAGCACCGTTGACCACGGTGGCTTGCACTCGCACACCGCCGACATACAGATTCAGCACGCCAGCCTGAGTGGCGGCGCCGGTCAGGGTCAGCACACCTTTGGCGACCGCACCTTCAGCGTTGTGCAGCGGCAAGCACCAGATCTCGCCGATCGGGTCAGCCTTGCGGAAGGTCTCGTACATCGCGGCGAGCATCGAGCCCTGACCGCCGATGCTTTTCGCCAGCGCAACGCTGGAGACCAACACCAGTTTCCCGACCTCGGTCGGCGCAATGTTGTCGTTGACCTGAGCGACGATCAAACGACGCAGGGTCGAGCTCGCGCTATTGGCGGCCGAATTGTCCATTTCGGCATAGAACAGCGGTACACGAATGTCCGCGGGGATGTTGCTGAATCCGATCGCCATTATTTGGCTCCCTTTTGTTTAGCGGTTGCGGTTTTGAGGGTGATATCGCCGTCGGCCAGACGTCGGCGCCACCAGGCGCTGTCCAGCACTTCACGGCCTTCCAGCGGCAGCAGATCGCCCGCCTCCGGGTCAGGTACGACGCGGCCGGCGGCCGGCAGTACGGTGATGCGATTGCTCATGGGGTTACGTCTCCAGAGAAAGTCATTTCCACGCGCCCATCGGGGCCCGGGCGTTTCAGATTGGGGTCGGCCGGGTCGATCGCATCGACCCGCACGGTGGCCCCGGTGAAGGACGACAAACCGTCCAGTTCGCGTTCGTGCCAACTCTCCGCAGGCTGACTCGGCAGATTGCGGCCGAGCTGGAACTCGGCAAAAAAACGCAACCGGTAAAACGCCCGGCTGCTGTTGATCGACAGCAGTTCACCGCCGTCGTAGACGATGGCGCTGTAGTCGGTATCGGGCTTGAAACCCACCAGCGCACGCCACAGTTCGGCGCGCAGGTCGTGCAACAGATCCAGCGCTTTTGTGGGGTCGCTGGCGTCGAGCGCCAGAACGATTTCAAAGCGGTCGCGGATCGGTTGGGTGGTGAGGTTTTGTGCGGTGCTGTTGCTGGCCAGATCGGCGAGCGGCAGCACGTGGGCCGAAGGTGTTGGCAGAGCGGAATTGCCCTGCAACAACGCCAGATCGACCCCCACCGAAATGTGATTGGCCAGGCTTGGGCATTGCGCACGCAATTGCGTGAGGATCGGGGTGATCTTCATGGGGGTGTTCCAAATTATGAAACTGACCACAGGTCACTGTAGGAGTGAGCCTGCTCGCGATTGCGGTGGATCAGTTAGATGAAGTTCGACTGTGGCACCGCTAGCGCGAGCAGGCTCACTCCTACAAGGGATTTGCGGCGTTTTCAGGTCAGTCTTAAGCAGCGACTTCAGGACTGAGCCGCTGTAGAAAATGCAGAATTACTGCGGATCACGCGGCGGTACTTCACAAACGCCAATCCGCTTCGCCGCCCAGCGTTCATAAAGTCCGATCGCCACATCGGCCCCGGCCATCGCAGTCAGGCAACCAAAAGCGCCAGCCGCCCAGATCGACATGCCAGCGGCATACAGCAGCATGATTGCCGAGACACCGCAGATCATGCAGGCGCCGGAGCGCAGGGCCAGGCGGCGCATCAGCGACCAGCCACGGGCGCCCTCTTTGTCAGCGCGCCACATTTCGCCGGACACCCCGCCCACCACGGCAAGGAGGATGACCAGCCAGATCGGCATGTCTGCCAATGCTTGTTGCTCGTTTGTCATGTCACGCCTCCTTGAGGATTTGATGAGTGATGTAAGTTGGGTTCAAACGGTTTCTCTTGAGGCAGGCATTCCAAAAAGCCCGGCGCTGCGGCCGGGCTTTTCAGTAATGCGCTCCTGAAGTGCAATCCTGAAATTCCTGCAATCAAAAAGGCGCAACAGGCCAGTTGATGGTTGGAAAGGTGTTCTGGTTTTTCACTTCGCCGACAGCGATAAAGTATTGCTTGAAGGCTACTAACGCTGCTTCATCTGTTGCTGTAGCGATACCCAGATCCGACTTGTATTGCAGGGGGTTGAACATCAGCCAGCGTGTTGCGTCGTTTAACCGAAGTTCTATGCGACCAGTAGTAATCAACTGCTGCTCTTGGATCGTAGTTTCGGCGAATTCATTTCCAGAAGGCCCCCACACCAGCTTCATTCCCGGTTGAACAGTGTCGTTACCGGTGACATCGCGCCATGAGGCACTTGGTTCACTTACCGGTACGGCTGGTGCCTCGCTATCAATGTCCACTACCTGCAGAACCACGGTGTAACCCATGGCAGTAATTGTGAGTGCATAACGATTCATTCAAATTTCCTTTTAGTTAGATCTTGAGCGAAATGACTTGCGTATGTTTTTGAGTACGGCGATACCGGCCAGACGATGTTTACCAGGCAGGCATTCCAAAAAGCCCGGCAGTCACCCGCCAGGCGTTTCAGTAATGCGCTCCTTCGCCTCCCTTCAATTCCCGTAACCAAGAAGGAAGCTGACTTTTCGGCGCTACTGGCGCGGTACGAGTCCATTCAGATTGTTTTTCCGACCGCGGTCCCTGCCCGCCGGATAACTGCTTCTGGTGCTTTACGCTGCACACCCGGGTCAGTTGCCAACCCTCTGAAC